TTCAAACTTAAAATCAGAGAAGCAAAAGAAAAAGCCAGAAAGGAAGCTGGCCTAAAGTAAATACTGGCTGGCGGTTATATGTCAAAATAACTGCATACTATTAAAAAAAAGATACCCTTACCAGGCAATGAGCTAGGTAGGGGTATTCTTTTATAGAGTATATCCTCCAGAAAGTATAACGTAGGCTTGCGAGGCACAGGATTCTTCTGGTAACAACTCTTTGGCTATTGAATTACTGCTGTAATTTCTTGAAAATAGCACTTTATATAGATCGCTATCCTCATTCTGTTTCCAAAATGACACTATCCTTATCTTTACAGATGTTCGCAATTCTGAAAATCTATTAAATCTTATCAGATCTGCATCCTTTTGATATTCATCATCTATTTTTAGTGCATGCATGAGCAATGGTGTTTTGTCTATATTGACAATCTTACTCATTGTGTGGTTTTTTAATTTTATTAGGCCATTTACACGATACGTATCCATCTTTTCAGGGTCGAATACTACTATTACGTGTTTATCAAGCCATGGCCTATTTATATCTCCTGAGAACCCATTCATAAGAGCGCCTAAGCTTTCGCCAAGCAGCTTTGTATATGTAGTTGGAGACTCAAGCGTTAATGGCAATAAGGCCAATAGAGATAAATTTAATTTATTAATGTCAATCATAAAGTAATGACTCTACGCCATCACCTTCATAATATTCTCTACTATAGTCCCATAAATTGTTACTCATGTGCCAATCTATTTCTGATAGTATTTTCTTTATCTCTTCTAATTTTTCTGTTATCTTGCCTTCTGGTACTTCAAACACTCTGCATTCGTTAGATCCATTATTTTGTATTGCTACTATATATGTTTCATGCGAATATCCGGATATGTCAATCTTCAATTCATTATCTATGTACCAGACTATAGCAGACCAGTAGTATGCCATTTGTCGTCCATAATCATATTTATCAAATGAATCTCTAAATCCAGATGTAGATACTGTTGTTTTTATATCTATAAGTGTTATTCGTTTATTAACCTGGTCTATAATTAGTCTATCTATTAATGATTTGCAGTTTAGAGTTGTTCTCTCTACTCCAAAAACATCTGTAGGCCTAATGTTCCAGGTCCAATTTATGTGAAATTCATTTTCAGCTATTATGCCAGGTGAATTCACTGTGTTAAACAATAGTTCATTAGCTTTTTTGTGCTTTTGAACGTTACTTTTTATCTTAATAAGCATATTCATATCTGACCACGATATAACTTTCTTGCCAGCATCAGAGCTTCTTAGAAACTTAATATAGGACTTCAATTTTAAGGCCATTTCCAGGCTCTCCTTGGCAATTTTGTCGTCAGACTTGCCTGATGTACTATAATTAGCTTTAAATGCCTCTACGGCCTTGTAAATAGGCTTATTTGCCTTGCTATTGATATAGTCTACACAGAATTGCTTTTGTTGAGCTGAAGTTGGTACTTGAAAGTCCAAAATCATATATGTTTGCTTAAATTCTTTCGGTTGTAATAGGTACATATGAATCATAGAGCCATTATCCATAGCGGATGTGGCTTTATTTTTTATAGTACCATCTAGCATATCTTTATAGTACCTTGGTGATTGAATGAACCATCCTAGTGAGCTATTGGATATGCGTGAATTATCTTCGTAATATGGGATATTTATATCCATTTAGTGAAAATTTAAAAATAGGAAGCAGGCGCTTCGGGCTAAATAGAGAGATTCTAGGCTCAAAGCCTCCCATCAAACGCATTTCCGTCACGGTCTTGCTATCAATTCTCTCATATGCTAAACGACCTTTGCTAGAATCGAACCGTATATCATATAATGACATTCAACTTATATGCTATATTGCTTCCTATTTGGTTCTTACATTCATTTGAAGTAAGAGCCTAGGCTTAATGCCTATTTGGCTACATACGTCTCTAAAGTATCATCCCATTTTGCATTGACCTTTTCAAGCCATACATCATAGAATTGATTATAAACATACGTTTTGCCATTTTCTGTTATTTTAAGATCCTTGTAGAGTTTCTGGTTTTCCACCCAGTCTCCACTTGCTGAGTCCATGCATATAAATGCTCTGTCCCCGTGAAGATATGCGACCGAGTCTATTGCTCCGCAAGACGGGCAATCACAGTCCATATCTATCATGTCATCATCAATGAACTTATAGACTTTTGGCCATCCGGCTATATATGGCAGCTCTAGCATCCGTGGAGATTTTCCACTATTAACTATTTCATACATTTCTCCCTCTATAGCCTTTAGCGTTTCACTAAAATAGCTACTTCCGAATAAGCTCTGCTGGATTGGTCCAGCTGCGCCAATATATGATCTGCCACTTGATACGTATACTGGAGCTACATATTTATGCTCAAACCTTTTGTTCCCGTGAGTGTTGAACATGTCGCATACCATTAGATATGCATTATGAAGCCCTTCAATATCTATAGTCTCAAATTTGCTGTGAGGATCGAAGTATCCTGCGGATATATTACACGCACTAACCTCTAATCCATTACTCTTTAGAGCTCCAACATCTGTTGATATTCCTGGAGTGCTTTTAAAGCCATATTTTTCATAAATAGGCTTCATTTTGTCTGAAAATTCTTTGCTTGCTACTGTTATGCCATTCGTAAATGTTATAAAGTCGCTATTCCCTCTTCGGTCTAATTGGACCACAAAGTTACAATCTTCAAAGAATTTCATATCAGACGCTCTTGAGCCTCTGCATCCACTTTCTTCAAATCTAAAGAATACTGCTTTTATATCGTCAAATTCTGACATAGCCTGCATTGCTGCATATACGCCTGATTTGTCATCACCACCAATTCCAACTTGTGTTATTGGTGATGAACCATTTGGAGAACTTGCCATGGCAAATAATACTCCATCGTGAATATAGACTTTTCTATTCTTATAGATCTGATGAACAGTATCTGTGTGTGCTACAATACATTTGTAGCCATGTTTTCCTTTTCCTTTTTTAGCGTATATATTTCCAAATGAATCTAGCGTCACTTCAACGCCGTTCATTTCTGATAATTTTTTGCTAATGAATTCGTTTATCTGCTTGTCTTCGGTATACGATGACTGGATACTTACCAGATTAACGAGTAATTCCATATTAATTTCCTTTTTTTGCATCGTTTACCATTTTAGTTGCTAGATTTATATCTCCACCAATAATAGATATTGGAATTGTAATGCTTGACAGTCTTGATTCGGGTATCGTTAGATATGAAACTATACCAATATCATTTATAGATTTTGAATTGTCATTTTCGTCTATAAATTCTACTCTAAGAAAATCTGACTGGCTACTACCATAAGCCGAATTACTCATTTGTGTTATTGGGTTCATCATATTAACCTTTCCAATTCTTGAGTCCCACTCTCGTTTTGTGTAGTTCCTTATAAATCTATCTTTCATGATCTCGTCAAGATTCACATTTTTTAGAGCCGTAAGCTGCTGTTCGCCTATTGAAGCAAATTCAATTGTTGCTGCCAGTGCTTTTATCGAGTCACTGAATGCTGGATCATTTTCGTCTTTTACCGCTAGAAACACTATATTGCTGCCTATACTCACAGGGATCATTGTATCGTCATAAAATACTTCATATGAAGTCTCAGATCTATCAAATATATCTTCGCCGTTTTTTGAGCTTATTCTTGAGCATAGGGTTCCCTTGTAAGAGCTATTATTGCTTATTGCCCCACTAACTATTCTAACCTTAGATCCGTCACTATTTAATGTGCTTAAACTGTTTAGAGTTTTTTGCGGTCTAATGAAATTCTCCTTAGTGCTTGCGTAATTTTGTACGTATTTCTCTCCATCATCGCCTACATTCTCTTTCTTTATTCCATACGGATAAATTATTTTCGAACTATGCATAAGAAATAGCTTTCCACTTCCATCTAATCTTACATGTCTTCTACATGCATATGTTTCTCCAAACTTATTATCGGTCATTGATGAGCAGCAGACGCATCTATTTCTAGCTATATTTGCATTTTCATCTATGAATCCAGTCATATACCATCGAACTTGAGTCTCAGTATACTCTGAGCTGTTCGGAACTCCTATAAATCTATTGCCTTTGCTGTCAATGATTATATTGTGTCTTATTGAGTCAAGGAATGGCCCGTCTGCTGATGGTATTGCGTATTTGAATGGGATTAGAAATGATGACTGGTGTCTATCTATTTTGTTTCCTGAATATATCGATATGAAGTTTTTGTTCTCATTAATGAAAACTTTCATTTGATTTTTAGACTCTTCGTCATAATAGAATATTCTGTCAACATAATGAACATCTTTTTCTTCATCGTACCACACAACCGCTCTAGCTTTTAGCTTATTTGTAGCCTTTGTTACCACTGCAAGCATCTTTACCATATGTGGGTTATTTGCATATGCAGATATTCTCTGCTTGTATCCGATATGACGCATGCATGAATTATATAAAGAGCCACCACTTCCGCTATTAGAAGCCTTGGCATAATCATAGTATGATGTTATTTCATACAGAGATATTATTTCCTCTCCAGATACCAATTTAACTACTGTTTCTTTGTCTAGCTTCTTTTTAATTTTGTATTCGCTAATCAACGATACTGATTTCTCATATATTCTGTTGATTTCTCTGTGTGTCTCAACGAGTTTATCAAACTCTTCTTTGGACAATTTAGACTCCTCTCGCTGCTCTCTTTTTGTTTTGATTGAAACAAAGCCGCTTACAGGGTTAGTCCATTCATATTTAACAGGAAATGAGTTTGAATTCAGATTTTCTGCTATTTTTGATGGATAGTCTAATGTATTATTTACAAATGATGATAGCGACAGTAAGTCAGAACTTTTCGTTTTGGCCACTGATAGCGCAATTGCTTTCACAATTATATTCAAGGCTGCTTTTGATGGCTTCATTTCCAATATGAAATCATCAATGAGTTTTAATTGAATGCTTCTCGATGAAAAATCTCCAGTTGCTATAGATCTGCTTACTGTGTCATAATGAGATCTGTATCTGTAATCTGGCAATTTCCCTGAAGCAATTGATCTTAATGAAGAGTATATCATGTTTATGATACCTCTTAATTCTTTAGAACTGTATGCGCTAGATACGATTTTTGTTATATCTAAAATTTTTTGATCAGGTATTCTTGACAGCATTTCCCAACGCAATAATTCAAGTATCAATCCTACTTTGTATTGAAATTCTGACTTTGAAATAGCAGATATGCCCATCTCTGTCTCTTCATGCAGTAATATTGCAAAATTATTGTTATTGCTTTTTATGTATGATGATTTAATTTTGTCAAGACCTTCGCACTCCTTAAATAATCGTTTGTAAATCTGGTTATTTGTGTTTTTGCCAAACAATTCTTTTACAGAATCATCGACTACTAATTTTACTGATATTGAGTCCTTTTTTTTGTAGTAATCATCAGTTATAGATGGCAAGTCTATATTTGTTTTTGAAGATAAAGCAGCTATTGCGGCATACCAATCTTCTTCGCCAAATTCTTTTTCGAGGTACTCCGCAATTGATTGCTTAAAGTATGCTCTCGATTCAATTGCCGCAGACACTGCAGCTAAAACTTTTTGTCCGTTTACCATTACTTTATAGTTTTGTAGGTAATTTCAGTTCATTGTCGATCTTTATTGCTTTGAACTTATATGGGGTTTCACCAAATTTGATTTTGCCGCTCCTCACTAAGTCGTTTAAGTATGCTACCGTTTCTGGCAGGCATTTCATAACAGAAATAGAGTAAATTGAGTCTTTATATCTAACTCTAATAAAGTCAACTACATTGCATAGTTTGTTTCTTGTGTTTACCATCAATTCAGATGTTTTCACTGACTCTATAACTCCTTCTACCGTTTCAAATAGATCAACTTCAAAATTTCTTAGCACACCTTGGTTCCCCTGTACGTATGCTGCTTTTTTGTCTTGGAATAACGTAGTCATTCCATTTTTTGAGTTTTCATATGCAAATTCGATTATCTTTGCAGTCGAATCTTTATTTCCATCAAATTGCTTTGGAAGCATAATTGATTGCGCATTCGGATATGATGTTCTTGACATTCCTTCCATTACTTTTATTCTAACGTCGAATCTTATTTCGAATTTAGATATTGGTTGATGGATATCGTGTATTTCTATGAATATGTCGTCATACGAGTTAGCACTCCATGGTCGACGATAGCCTATTAGTGAATATAGATTATGATCATTAGCATTTCTGTAATTTCTCTTCTCTTCCACTATTACTCTGCCTATTCCAATAAAATTACTCTTTTGTAACTTTTCCGAGAACCATTTAAATCTAGATTGAAATACTTCATTCTCGAATGGTTTTCCATTTACGTCACACACATATCCATTTGCGATTAAACAATCAATCCCAGGTTTTACTGCAGAGATATAATAGTCTTCATCAACATTGATAGTGCTGAGTACTTGTTTCAATTTATCTACTCCAGTAAAAACTGGAATTGAAGTTTTTTCGAATTTCATTTTTTCAATGATTTCATTAGCATTTCTTTTGCTTGGCTTATAGAATAGGCTTTTGCAAAGTCGCTAATATCTTTTGTTTTGTATTTTTTATTTATGAACATGAAGTCGAACTTCCATCTCTGGGTAATTCTTCTTGCAAATTTCATACCCGCTGCATCCCTATCGTATAGAACAACTATCCTTTTGAATCTCTTCTTTAGATTGTTTATCACTACTTCTGGAATGTCTGTGCTTTCGCTTGGAGGAGCTATTGCATCGTATCCTATTTCATACAGAACCATTACATCTTTTAAAGCCTTTGTTATTATTAGCATTTCTCCATATTCAGGTAGTTGTTCATACCCCTGTATATCAAGCGAAGAAAGGTTTCCTCTCCATTTGCTAAGCTTATTTGCCATTGGTTTGTATATCTTGAATTTATCAAAAACTCTATAAGCATACATTGGATTTGTTTTAGTGGATGAATCTTTAGATACTCCATTTATAAACATTTCTGATATGGCACTTACTTTAAATAGCTTTAACGTGTGTTCTGTTATTCCATATGACGACCAGTACTTTATATCTACATCATCAAACTTTCGTCTTTTAACTGATATTTCTGTTCTTCTGTAGGTTATGTTTCTTTTTGTCTGCCTTAATTCATCTCCATTGCTTAGATTTAAGTCTTCGTAAATAAATTTATACAGCTCAAAATTAGTACCAATGCCTTTTAGTTTCTTTATAAGCTTAAAGGCATCTCCGCAATCTCCAGTTGCTAAGTCTTTGTATAGGATAGTGTTGTCCTTACTGCTTATAAACAGCCCAAAGGAGGGACTACTGTCCTCTCTCAATGGGCTATTATAAACACTGCCTATTTTGAATTCGCCTATATATTTTCGAAAAAGATCTTCCATAGAGATTCTACTCAATATATCAGCTTTTGTAACGAAATTTTTTGGCTTATTTAAAACGACATTGGTGTTGTACATGGTCTAGTGTTTAGAATGGCATGCCTGTCTGAACTTCTGCAACTACAGGTGTAGAGAATACAGATGCCGCAGACTGCGATGGTTCTTCATTGTCAGGAGCAGATGTTTCTGGTCTTGTAAATGAATCTATGCCTAATTTCTTTATCTTAGACTTTTCTGCAGATACGTTCATAGATTCTATAAATGTATATACTGCATATTTTGGAAGTGTAGTGTAACCTGTATTGCTATAGACTACTTTTAATCTAACCTTCTGAGTTTTATCTATGCTGCTCATGAGAGCAACTACCCACGATGCAAAAGTGGCGAAGCTATCAGCCTGGAAACTAAGTTTACTTCTGTCATAGAAAACTTCCATGATTTGTAGTATTCTTGATACCTGCTTATTTACTTTGCTATTGAATTCTTCTTCAGTCTGGTCATTGTACTTTTGTGGGGCGTACTCTGTATGGGTCATTGTTGCTCCATCCTTACTAAATGTGAATTCAATAAATTCATTGCCATTGGGTGATTTATCATATCTTACTTTCTCAAGCGAGACATTTTCGTGTATTCCAGCGTCTAGAAATTTGACATCTTTCTTTTGAATGTCAAAGGCTGATGATGTATTAAATACCATAATTATTGCTCTTTGTCTTGTATGAAAATGCGATCCCAATAAGCTGTAATCTTGTTGTTTTCGTCACTTTCTGCTATTACTATTTCTTTTCCTCGTAAATGTTCTTGTCTTGCTTCGACAATAACGTCATCTCCACCATTGAAATTCATAATGGTCTGATTTTTATGTCTATATACATAGGCTATAGCATCTGCGTCTGCAGCGATAAGCCTTGCTGTTTTACCAGTTAAGTCTATAGACATTTCACTAAGTTCTTTTCCTTCCTTGTTTATCATTTTGTCTGCGCAGTGCGCTACAAGAATGACATGAGGTGTCAAAGTTTTGAACATGTTGATTACCTTAAAGAATGCTTCTCTAAGGTACAGATACCCTGCTCCATTTGCAAGCTTTCTAACGTCGTCGTTATAGCTCTTGCCCATTGGAGTGTTCTGATACAGTTTTAATGCTAATGAAAGCACCATATCTTCAAGCTTAGTAGCATTGTCGATAGTAATGTATTTATATGTGTATCTTCCAAGTTTATCATTGCTCTCCTTAATGGCAGCAGCAATTTGGCTTAGATCATTAACTGTCTCTGCTTTAACAACCATTGCTTCAAGATAATCATAACCGCTTTCAAGGTCGATTATTAGATTATCTTCAAGCATTGAAGCTATAGTCGATTTACCGGCCTTTGGCTTACCAAAATAGACTAAGAACTTTGGATTGTTTACTGTTGGTTTTTGTTTTACTGTAGGTAGTTTTATCATATATATGATTTGTTCTACAGCGCACAAGCAATATTATGTTATTTTTTGATATTTTCTGTTAGTTTATGATACATGCGCTAAGGTTATTAATACATGCCGTTAATCGTAACGATAACTTTAGTCACTTCCGGCTGCGAAAACAGATAATAATCTGAAGTGCGCGGGTAGCGAGGAATGATATTGTAACCAATCTTGATAAAGTTATCGAACACCTCTACAGGACAGCCGGCGATAGTATAAACTACCGAGGTTGTTTTGTATACGGGACGATAAACAGGCTTCTTTGCCTGAGCGAATGCATCAAGGCGCGATACTACTGCCGACCAATCTTTTACGATATTGTAGACAGGAGTGTAGCCTTTCTCACGAGCATAATCAGGGCGTTCAACCCAGTTTACGTCATGACTCTTTGCAGTTCCGAATGTGATAACCGATCCAGGACCAGCGTGATCTACGCCACGAATAGTCCGACCACTGTTTGTCGAATACGGAGAATCAAGGCCTGCAACGGTCAGCCAGGGGTAGTTTTTGGTTAATTTTTCAATTAAACCTTTTTTGTAAAAACCACTAGGATCCTGTGCACGCGTTGGCAATTCTACTGCAAAATTATATGTGTTACCCATAACTTGAAATTTTTTAATTAAATTCTAAATTCATTTGTTGGCTTTCTTTTTCTTCTTCTGGCTCTTTTAAGTTGTTATACTTAAGATCATTAATGAATTTTAATATTTTGGCCTCGCCATCTCGGTTTTTAAGTACATGCAAGTACACGCAATCTTTTACGGGTAGATTCATGTAGCCATAAGCTACCAATCCTAATATTTCAGGTCGGTGGATTACCATTACGTAATCGCTAGCTTGGAATACCGCATCACTCGATGAGAGGTCACTACGCTGAGGGTAGTGCAGAGATGGATTATTTAATCTCTCTGGGGTTTCAATATTTCTGTTCATTTGTGATATTTGTATTATCGAGGTCTTGCCAACTTTCTTTGCCCCGATAAGAACCTTTTCTAAATCCACGATGATAGTTCTTTCTGTGTCTCCACTTGATGAACCGTTTATCAATAACGTATGGTCTATAATCACTACAAGCCACTTGTTTTTTGCTATTGATTCTTGAAAAAATGCTATAGTATTGGATATCTCCTTTACATTTCCTGGTGTATCTACATAATAGACCGGATAGTCTTTTATGCTTTTAGCCACCTTTTCCACCTGCTCATACTCCATATCGCTCATAGATCCTTTGTCAGAGGAGCTATATAGTTCTGAAGTAGTTTGCTTTAGCTTGTATGACAGTTTTCTGCCAACTTGCTTAGATGATAGCATTTCGAATGAAAACGACAGTATTACTGCGTCTACATCTGGATTTAAGTCAATTAAATCAGTTTCTAAAGTATTAACGAATGAGGACTTTCCACTGCCAGATATACCTGCTATGGTATAAATTGCATTAGGTTCTATTCCTCCCATTGCTGTTCTGTTAAACTTAGGCCATCTTGTCATTAATGATCTAACTTTTCCAGTTCGTCTTTTAGATATGTAATCGACTATTTCGTTGGTTGCTGTTGATATATGTTTGTAAGCCAGAACCTTATTATTCGATTTGGGTTCCATATACCTCCTGTATCTGCTTTTGCACCTTTTTGTCTTTTAGGAATTCCTCGTAAAGAATCCATTCTTCTGATAGTAACCAGGAGTATAGACGTTTCATGTATCCCATCTTGTTGGACATTGTTCTATTTGTCACTTCAAAATTCAAGGCAGAGAGCATACTATTATGCTTAACTTTACTATTGCCAACATGACTTTCGTATAGTTTTCTGGATCTTGATATATTTCCTCGCAAATAGTCCTTTGTTCCATCAGGACGTGTTACTGAAATTGGGTACATAGAGTAAAATTCATCGAAATAGTCTCTCGATTTAAGTCTATCGGCAAATTCGCTTGTTATTGCTAGCCTAGATAGATCTTTTGAATCGTATTTGGATTCGGGCTCCAATATGCCCTGCTGTATAAGAGAATTGATATCATCTTCATTAATTTGGATAACACTTTGATAGGGTTTAATGTTGATTTTATCAATTGCAAATTTTAGCAATAAAAACTGATTTAACGTTATTTGAAGCTTTTTGGCTTCTTCTAAATCGATTTCAATCAGCATAATAAAATGTTTTTAACGTTAAAAATACATTTGCTGATATGTTTTGAAATGATTGGATTGTCAGGATAGAGGACTTGAACCTCTGCATAGCTTTTTAGACTATGGCACCGTTTCCTGTATTTTTTTATGCAGCCATCTGTCCTCCAAATACTGCTTCCATAAAGTCAGCTATTTGTCTTCTCGATACATTCTCAGAGCTTTTGCTTTCTTTTTTTCTTAAAAGACCTTTAGATATCTCGACCAGTTTGGATCCAGTGTAGATTCTAACCGGCGCCTCTCCCTTGGTGTTTTCTTCTCCAATTTTAACCGCAACTTTTTCTTCCATTTTTGCAGAAGAGAATGCATCGGTAATTTTTGAGACTAACAATTCGTATGTGTCCCCTGAATTTATTTCTATAAATTTCATCTCTTCCGAAGAGTACGAACTTGAACAATCAAGGTCAAGTACTGCTGTCTGATTTTTCTTATTTACCCCAGGTACTCCCTCTTCTTTTAAGTAAAACACTGCTGAGCTGCCTTTATTTACCAACAGATCGCTAATTCCATTTGTATCTACAAATGCAACAGATATTTTTGAGTTTTTTGCTGCAATATATAGTTCGTTGCTTTCAAGTGATAACTCAGCGAAACGCTCTCCAAATAGCTTAATTTTATGATCTACTATTAATTCTTTGAACACTGACTTATCCTTACTTTCAAGGCATATTATATCATCTCCAAAGAATTTAGTTCTAACTGTGCTCGTTTTCTGCTTTGCTAATTTTGAGTTGGCAAATTCGATTTTATCAGTCTTTAACGGATCCAAATACCATGGCATTACGCCTGTCACTTCGTAATAAGCATCTAGTACGTTTTTAATTTTATCTTCAGGTATTTTATGCAAGTAGATTATCATAGTGTGAATTGAATTTGTGTATTTCGCTTTTCGAGTTCGTCCTCAATGCGAGCGATTTCGGCATTAAGCTTTTTGTTTTCAGTGTCGACAAACACTTTTGTGATTACAACATCATCACCTTTTGTGGGGATCATATTGATTTTAACTCGCTGCTCTTTTAGCTGCTGCAGCATATAGATCAGTTCATACATGTTGTCTTTTGGCATATCCGAAAGCTTCTTCATGCCCATGTTGATTGCCTGAATTGCAACCTTTGTTTTTACCAGCCGTAGAGAGTCTACTGCGATCATTTTGTAGACTTCTTTTACATCGTACGGTCGAGTTGAATCTTTATCGATTGTGTTAAAAGCTTTGATTCGATCCCAGTTCTTTTTGATATTGCTGATAAGATTTTCGCGTTTAGCGATAAGTTCTTTAGGTGTAGTTTTAACGATTGTCATAAATTAATTGATTTATTGTGTTTGATACTCATGTTAATTATACGACCTAAAATATTATATACCCGTGTGGAGGTAGCACTATCACGTGCTATCCCCCTTGTAAGCAAATGAATCAGGAGTTACCCCGACGCATTTGCTTTTGTATTTTGTCTAGAATGATAATCTATGTTTAGCGACATTGCAAGTATTATGACTTGTCCAGGAGTTACCCTGAGTCACTACGGCATTGGAGTTACCCAATGGCAACTACGCTAGATTTCAACTACCGTTCGTTGAGTACGATACAGCTTGAGTTATTGAGAATTCGGGCTATTTCGTCACCCGATGATGCCATTCCCTGAAGAATACGCATCGTATGTGGACCACCATGTGGTTCATGTTCTACTTCTATTTCGACCTCAAGAGGTCGCGATTGCCGTCGCTCCTTTCTCCGTGGTGGAGATTGATCTTCGCCATCGTCCTCTTTATGTTCTGTTAAGTGCGCCATGTATAATGCTTTAATTACAGCAGATCTGTTATTGTCAGTCATTAAGTGGCTCATTGCGTCAGAGCAAAATGCTTGCACATTGATGATACTGGCTTTTTGTTCCATTATTTTCTGAATCATATTCAGTGTTATTTCATGAAAGTCTCGGACCTCTCCAAGACCAAATAGCCATTTTATTTGCTTATCTTTAATTTTCGCAGTTACGCTGCCATTGTCCTCGATTTTGTATTCTGAGTCGATTCGCAAATATGTGTCAACAAGCTCGGCAAGACGTGTTTTGTCTGTTTTGTTTAATTTTAATTTAGCCACGTCGCCTCCTTTCTTCTAAGGATTAATCCTCAGAATAAACTGAAACGGCCCGTTCGTTGGCTTCAATAACGCCTTTAAGAGCGTCGATCTGACCATTGCAGTCGTTTACGATCGCGGTAAGACGGGTGATTTCAGCACGATTCGCTGCATTGCAGAGATCGCTAGCTACCCGGTAATCACCGAAAAATGCTTTTTTGTCACGAGTTTCGGAAAATTTTGCTGCTGACATAATAATGTCTTCATTGAGTCCGATAGCGATTTCTTTTTCACCACCATTAATGATTACAGCTTCAACTCCTCCAGGTAAAGTCGCCTGTCGCAAGGTATTAACCTTTACAGACTTAATTGTGTGCAGGATTGCCGGCACTTTAATTGATACGTTGGCATCTTTTGCCTTATAGTTTGGATCAACTTGCGATGATTCCAACATGTGTACATCCCGGCCGAACAAACGACCAAATTGCTGATATTTTTCTGAATTTCCTTTTGACATAATATATATCCTCCTTTTTTATTGATTAAAACTTATTTTGATAATGAATTTTTTGCTTAGATCAGAATGATGAGCCTACTGGCTTTCATAACTTTGCCTGATACATTTATAGAACCTAAGCGACTACCATAGGGGGCACACCCTACTATCGGCATATACCGATGCATTTAAATGCACAGTCATAATTTAAAGGGACCTAATTTACGATTAGATTATAAGTTTTTCGCTTACTGCACCCATTAGTTGCACCTGTATTTGCAGGCATACTGAGTTAGTACCTTTCATAGTAAAACCCTGGTATGTTTATCCCTGCAGATACATGTTTCCATACTTTGTAGATAATGAGCTTCTTCATTTATCTGTATTTGCTGTGTAGGTCTATGTGCTATTGCACTACCTGCTGATTGGCCAGTCGCCACAGCTATACTTATCGTATGGACCTATCTTGTAGGGAAGATAGATAAGAACATATATTTGAAGGCTGTCCTCGTATTAGCTCCTATGTAGTAATGATTACATGGTGTTCTAAAGACACTGTGACGGACCCCGAGTTCCGTTTCCTATTGTTTCATTTGATCGAATGCATGTGAGCTATCTCATGCTACTGGGCTCGTATGTTCAGGCAAGGGGCTTATCATGCCTTGCTGGGCATTTTATAGCTTTGTGTACCGTCCTAAAAGGATAGGCTTGCTTTCAACATGTACAGACTTCTCTACTTCAACTTTCGTCTATAGAGGGACATCTATTGATTGGTTTTTTGCAGTGTTTGACCTTCCACTGGCACATCGATCCGCTTTTGCTGATCTAATATATATATGAGACAGATATATATATTTTGCGACTTTGATGACACATTAGCCGTGTCCGCCCGCTTATATTTGTCGCTCCAAGCGAAGAGCCTTTTAATTTGCGCATAATCATTATACTGTGATTCGCCAGTTGTGAGTTTCCATATTCATGCTGTCATAAATCTCACAAAACTCCGACAGTTTGCTTACTCTATCTTATCCCTGTTTTTGCAGAGACCATAGCAATGATACTATGATAGATCCATTCAGCGTTTTTGAGTCTGGTTCCAGAGCCAGAACATCGATTTTGCTGGTTTAACGCGATTCTCCATCTAAGGATCAGGGTGCCAGCTACGTCAACCCTCATTGCTATACTTCCCAATAGCTGGGCCGCTTTTACAGAGCTTACTGTTGTCCAATGGGCAGATTTATTCCTACTTAGTGCTGCTCGTAACCCCCTGTTACGTATTGCTTCGGATCCCAACTTAGACTTTAAGATTAGAAATTTGATTATCGATCTCACCGTTACTTCATATTTTTCGAGGAAGCCCACGGAAACCCGTCCTCGTCGATTTGTTGTGTTCTACACGGTCTATGCATGTATATGTTTGATACATCTTAACACCCAACTCGATGTGCTTGCTAACTGCTTATTTCAGATAGGCGCAAGCCCGATCCTAACCCTCAAGTATTAATACCGCTCTGAGGAACTTTCAGCGGCTCCGTTATATCTTCGGGAACTTCTGTTGCAGACATTATGCTGCCGGTTTTTAGGTTTAATTGCCACGAATCATCGTCCGCCAATGATATGTCAACTAATCCTTCTTTTATATCCGCAGTGGATATGTAATCAATTTGCTTATGAACTGATGGATCAAATCCTTCAAGACTTGAAACCATAGATTTGATTTTACGCTTGACGTACAATAGTTTGTAGTCTATTTCGTTTTCGGCTTCTTTCAGGGGCTTAATTAAGTCATCAAACTGAATAAGTTTTACGTGTGACGCCTCTCTGATGAGCATTCTACCTTCAATAAGGGATTTAGCTATACTACATGCTTTGAGTATACTCAATATCTTTTTATCATTCATAAGCTATACTTTTTCTGAAATTAATGGTTGATTTACTGCTTTACTATCGATTTCTGCTATAGGCAAATATTTTGTTAAGTTAGACAAAGATTTGTTAATTACCTCGATCTCTGAGATCAAATTGATTAGTTCACTTCGATCACTTTCGTCCGATAGCTCTTCACTTTGGTCTATGGTTTTATCCATAGATTCAAATTGACTTTCAGTATTATCTTTACCTTTTTCAGGCAACTTCATTGCATAGATTGTTACTTCCGGCAGATGACGTGTAAGTTTCACAGGGTACAAATCCTGTGGGTTCAATTCATTTTTGGTTTGATCATTAAAACTAAGCTCAAACATTTGTTTTGCACTACTTGTAATGGCGGTGTTTTCGATTGAGGCGTAAATCGCTCCAGCCATCCAAAATACAAAATAGAAGAGATACGTTATGATTCGCGATTTCATATTAGTACCCTTTCTCTACATATTCCTTGCGAGTCAGAATTGCAGCTCTTTTGGAAGGAGCTATAACCTGAGATAATTGCGCCAGGTGCTGACCCATGCGAGTACGGTCATCAATTTTTGCGTAAGTTTTAATAACATCAACTGTTGTTGGATCATTCAGGTAGTCCCGGATATTTGCAGGAAATTTATCTAAGATTCCGAACGTACGAGTGCTCAGTTTCTTCGAATCTTCCTCATTTGGAATACGACCTGCTGTTCGTTTTGCTGCGTCATTCATGAGTATAGAAATATCCATGTCAGACCAGTCATTGAGATGCTTTTTAATGGCATAAAATGCTGCAATTGGGCCCTGATTCACAAGTTTCCCTGTGATATAACTGTCCCATCCTGCAATAATGCGTTTATCGTCAAGGATTTCCTTGATTTTGATCCACGCGATAGAGTCAGGCTCTTTCGACCCTGTCAATTCTCGGTACTTTGCAATTGCTTGCGGTATCTTCGATACGAAGTTCCGTTCTACTATTGCTTGTAATTGCCCTTTGAGCGAACTTGGAGTACTTGCGCCCCCGTTACTTAACTCTTCTACTACCTCGAACTGAATAGTTCCTTGCACAGGTAGGCCTTTGCGCATTCCTGGTAATACCAGCTTTAATGCTTCTTGGTCAAACATCTTTACATCAATGAATTGCACCAGTTTTGGAGCATTTTCTGTGATTGTATACATGAAAGCCGCGTCTATAACTACCATAATGGCGTCAATCCGCTGCAATACTGCATTCAAAATAGTTGTTTTACCCTGCGCACGCGCAACTTCTGCCTTCTCTTGCAGAATGTCTCGGTATTTAAGCATATCCGAGATGCTCATCTTTAAATCCAATGTAACCTCCTTTTTTTGTTTTTGATAAACTAATTTAACGAACTCTTTTTCTGGTTTTTGTAGTGCCCTTAGCTTGTATTTATTAGATCTGATCGAGCTAATTTCAACCTTGGCGGTCTGAATACAGTTAAGTTAACTACTTTTTGGGTTAGACATGTAGCAATATAGAATTCATTCCCTACAAGCATTGCATCGATACTATTCATCCCGGATTCTTTCAGAACGTCGCGGGTATAGACATCATCGTTGATAATTGTAGTGAATTCAGTCTTAGCCATATCGTCTGTTGCGGACACAGTTACGATTCTGTTAAACTCGTCTATGAAGCTTTCGCCTACAATAGATTCGTCAACATCAAATACCAACGCTGGATTGATATTATGGTAAGACTTCATTGCCACAAACCCAAATAAACCAGCAAGCATACAGGCAGAAAGCTTCTTAAGCCCTGCTACCAACAATTGATTTGCTTTCATTTTTTTGCTAATTTTTTGGTTTGATTTTGTTTGTTGATTTAGAAATATATGATTTTACAGTGCCAATACTGACTCCTGCTTTTTCTGCTATTTCTTTGTATGAAAGGCCGTCTATATATCTCATTGATATCACTTGCCTTGATCGTCCATTTAAGTTGTCTATATTCTTTTCGAATTCAATTCTTTGCTCTTTTTCGATATATTTCTCTTCTGGGCTTGAATCATATTCGTCTACGAACTGAAGACCTAAATTGTCATCATCTATAGACTTATCTACTACATTCATATGCTTTCTTCTCATATGGTCTATTACTGTATTTACAGCTATAGTCTTCACCCACATAACGAATGATACATCATATTTGAATTTATGAATTTTAGTAAATGCTTTCACATATGTGTCTGATGTTAAATCCTCTGCTAACTCTCTGTCATTTACTAATGAGTATATATGACTTAGTGTTTGCGGATACAGATTGTTGTATAGAGCTGTGAATGCCTTTTGAGAACCATTCTTTGCTTCTTCTACTAATTTAAACATCTCTTCTTTGTTCATTTTTACTCCTTTCTTCTGGCGCAGGAATAGCGCAATGGAGGTGCATGATGGATCAGACCATACACCTTTTATCCTGAATTACACCCACCACTATCAGGATCATTGGAACGGTGGTTTTTTGTTTTCCTCATCTTATCGAATTTTTGTAAAAACTTCTGCTTTAATTGCATAATTTGGGCCTTTCTTAGTCATTTCAACGTCCCAGTCTATTACATTATGCATATTGCATCTCATAATAGCCAAAAAGCTGTCCTTTGTAAGGTTAGTCATTACACGAAGCATTCTTTTGTGCTTTGCGTAATTTCCCAAATATTGCTGAGGATTAGTCTTCTCTGTTAATTTCTTAAATCTTAGGAAGACTTTCTGTTCGTACTCTAATTCCGTTTTAGATTGCTTTTTGATCTCATATATAAATAGGGGATCTATTAGCAACAACAGCTTTTCGAGCTTTTTGTAGTACATGGTTAATCCAAGATACCTGAAAGACGTCTTAATTTCCCTGGTATTTGAATTTATTGTGATGCCATCGCTATTAACGAATTTATGTACTTCATTTCTCTCCATCACGAGATTATTTTTTTTCCAATACATACTAAAAAGGTAATTGATTTACTTGAAATTCTCTTATTCTCTCGAATCTTTGTTCAGCATTGAATATTATATCAGTGCCAATTATTGACATATATTTGATATAGATATCCATTACAGATTTATTTACAGAATCTCGCTTCATCATACTTTCTGCTATCTTTAGATATACAGTTAAGTTTTTTTCTGAAGCTCTTGTGTCATTTATAGACAAAAGTTTATTAACATACCATTTGTATGTCTTGACCTCTGCCTCAGATTCGCTAAGACTCCATATATGGGCTATAGATTGACATGCATTTTTTTCATCTATCAGCCCCATTGAAACCATAGAATCGACCGTTTCAAAATTCTCTGAATTGTATATATGCTCCGGGTATTGATCCTTATTTCTAGAATAAAACACCGACTCAGGCAACATATACACATTTTCTGCCATTGCAGATGGGATTTGGCTCGCAAAGCCCCTCTTCAGCCAGTCAGTATGAAGTCCTGATTCAGAGCAGCATATTATAAACCCATTAGATCTTCCCAGGAACATTATTTGTTCAGGTGGACATCCTGGCGAGTCTATATTATATATGGACCCCCATTTTAAATAGAAATCCAATTTAATCATAGTCGCAATCTTCTTTCATGTTTCTTTGGCATCATATTTCTTGCTGCCTCCAGTCTCATTTCTCTCAAAACAGACACTGCATCTTCCTTGTCGATACAATAGACTCCGTTATCAGATCCATTATGTTCCGATGAGATCTTATACATCTCAAAGCCAAATCGCCTCACTTTTGTGGCGAAAGTTCCTTTTCTAACTTTTGATAATAATTTTATTCTCATATTGATTATGATTGAATTTATTTTAATCACCTATCGGCCGCGAAAGCTTCTGGCATTTCGTTCCATATTTCTATCGCTTCATTGCATACCCTTAATATGACAGCTTCCATAGATTCGCCTTTCATTTTATCTCCGGCTATAATCGTACAATCATGTTTTAGCGTGTAGAATCTCACATTGTTGCAGATGATTGCTCCTCCACATCCATACTCTTCTTGTATTTGGTAAAATCGCTTCATTGTGATATTGAAACTTGGATTTTTTACTTCTATTTTATTCATATTGATTATAATTAATTGTTTGTGAACCAGGGTGGATACGATCCACCAACCTACAGCTTAGAAGGCTGTTGCTCTATCCAGTTGAGCTACTGATCCGGTGTTAGTGCTTTTTGTGGCGGATGCAGGATTTAAACCTGCAAATTTCCCCGTCATGACCTAGGGACGCGTGATCCATTCGCCCATCCGCCGATTGTTCCCCACTCTGACATTGAAGCATAGGTCCGAAACCTGAGCGGGGTGGATGTTACGCTACATTACCAACGTAAGACATCACTTTGATTGTTTTGTTGCCAGTTATGACATTTATACAGCCTATTCATTTTCATCTTGTCGCTGTCAAAACCAGATAGGCCCATATTTAAATAATGAGGAAGGCTGTCTGCATCTGACTGGGGGCGTTAACGCTTTGTTTATGCAATTACTACACAAACTCTTTTTATTCCTGGAGCCCAAACAACAGCGTGCATCTTAACCTGAACCGGCCAGCCTTCCTTGTGGACCTAAGCGGAATCGAACCGCTGTCCAAACGACGAATCCAATGACCTAACAGCCATATGCGTTTATATGAATATGAGATTCTTTGAGCAATCAATGTCATGCACCATAAAGCAATAATTCTTATATGTACAGTACATAATAAGACCGTCTTTCGATAT